TTAACTGTATTGACAAGTTGTGGTTTATTGATTTTACGAAAAGGTTTATTGAACAATGCAAAAGTCAATGCATCTAACAATGTAGACTTGCCAGATCCATTTGATCCAATAATGATAGTATTACTAGACTCAGTGAAATCAATTTCAGTCCACTGATCACCAGTTGAAAGAAAATTCTTCCAACGAATATTCTCAAATAAAATCATACTACTTCAATGGTGGAACAACTAAATCATCCTTCGTGATGACCACATAATTTACTCCCTTCACTATACAAGTTTTGATTGCAAGATCTGGATCGACTTCTACTGGTTCAACTGAGCCTTCATTATTCTCAGTTTCTAACATCATAGCATATCTTTCGGCATCTGACTGTTCTTCAAAGAAAAATAAAACCTTTTCCCTTTTTTTGTTATAAACAGCATAAGCACCCTCTTGCTTTTCTGTTTTTTGAACAAGCATGAACATTACTCAACCTCGCAAGCTGAAGTATAGACTTTCTCTAGAATTGATTTTACCTTTGATGTATTCAAACTACATTCAGATTCATCTACGTATCTATTCAAAATAGAAAGTGTATTTTCAGACTCGTCAGAAGAGAAATCTTCGCTCTGATAGAAACCATTAAAATCAAAATTCTCAACAATTTTTAAATCGTTAACACCAGACGCATAAAGTTTATCAATAAACCGTTCAAACTTATTCAGATTACTCTTCTTATTTACTATAACCTTGACAATTTTATTTTTATATGGTTCAGCATTGAAGGTTTGATATGGAGTATCTTCATACGGAATCACATAGAATAATCTATGCGGATTATTGACAGGAGTATGTTCTAAAGTCTCCGTATCAAAAATATGAAAACCTCTGGTCTCTTCTACATCGTGCCAATAGATTTCATATGGATTCCCAAGATAGTAAACATTATCTTGAAAGTTTCTATGATGGTAGTGGCCAGAAAAAACTTTCTCAAACTTTGAATAGTTTGCTTTGTCTTCACCATGCTCACAAATATATGTTTTGTTTGCATAGAATCCTCTCATCTCAAGATGACCAAAGGCAACTTTTGCTTTAGTTCTTTTCATGATTGCCATCGTGTCTTCACGATTTTCATCATTGATCCATGGGATGAAGAAAGTTTTCAGACCTCCAATCTCAACTTCGGTAGGACTTCCATAAACAACAACGTTATCATACTCTCGTAGTAATAAGTCAACAGAGTTAATCTCGTTAGTGTCTTTGTAATAAGCTGTGTGATTTCCGACAATTGTATGCACAGTGATGCCCATAGACTGAAGGCGATCATAGTAAACCTTTTTAGCCCAATTGAGAGACCAGAAGTCAATACCTTTACGAGTGTCGAAAGTATCACCCATATCGATAACAGTGTCGATTCCTTCCTTTTCAAGGGTTGGGAAGAAGACTGTTTCGTAGAACTTTTTGAAGTAGTCATGGAGATTTTGATTTCCTTTTCTAGCACCAAAATGTTGATCTGTAATGATCGCAACCTTCACAACTTCCCTCCTACTACACCATTGTTAACGACACGTACAGATCCTTCTGGCCAACCCTCTTGTTCACACTTTAGATGCCAACGACTCATATCAGTAACAATTTTTTCGGTCATTCCGAACAAGAAATCTTTTCCTGTATCCTTGCGAACACTCTTCCACATGAAACGTGTCTCTTCTACGCGAAAGGCATCATCAATCCATTCGTAATTCTCATCTTCGCAGCGTTGTGCTTCATCCAGGATTTGTTCTTGAGTCATCGGTTCATCTTAGTCTGAATGTTTTCCTTGATCGTATTATAGTCTGAACTGGTGCGAGAAAGCAAGCTGTCGTCAACTGCCATGACCTCAGCAAATCCAGACTTTTCAATGATGCGATTTTTGATCTCTAGTTGCTTTTTCTCTTTACCAATTCTTCTTAGAAAAGCAAAGTAAATAATCTGGGTAAAGTATGCAAAAGGATTTGAACTCTTTTGTGGATCGAAGTTAGTAACATATTCAATACAATTTTCCAATCCATCAGATATCATGTCCTCTTTGAACATGTAGTTAACAAAGTTTGGTTTGTGTGATAGATGATCACCAATCTTTTTGAAACAGGTTCCTAAGAACTCATGAGTTTTTCTAAACTCTCTCGACTCACGTAAAAGATCTGCTTTAGTCTTTCCTTCCGCTTCAGCTTGCTTCAGAAAGTCTTTGTACTTGTTGATTTCAGCAAGGAACTCTTTGTTATTTACATAATGTTCTGGTTTTTTCTTTACCATTACTTTTTCTAATTTTACCTTTGATACAATTATATCACGTATGCAAGGACTTGACAACATACGTAAAAACTAGTACAATCTGGCTTGTCCAGGATGAAAAGAAATTAAAGCTCTTTATGGTTATCTTTAATATCTACTTTAAAGATATCCTCTAAAGATTTTTTCTTTTCGGATATTGATCCTAGAAATCCCATCTTCCTGGTTACATTCTTTTCAGCTTCTGATTTGAGATCGTATTGATCATCATCCTGTTGCATCTTGAATTCGTTTCTTGACTCATTAAAGTCAGTATACATTTCGATGATGTCAATATCATCAATCTCTGTCATTGTTATGACTTTTGATAACCGAATGAAGAAAATATCTTCGGTAGTCATCTTCATCCAAGGTTCAATTTTTATCTGTGAAATGTTTCCATGAGTTGTATAGTTTATAATGATCGGTTCCTGTAAAACAATTAGAGGATCACTTGGATCTGAATCATCGACCATTATTAACGATACAACTTCTTCACCAGAGACTAGTTTTAAGGAACAGTAAAATTCTTTTTCTAGATCTGAATTCATTGAGATAACGCGACGTTTATTACTTCATAATTAAATTTTTCTTCTTTATATATTTTGATTCTTTCTACTAAATGATTGAGAGTGTAATTTCTTCTTTTATTGAAAGTTATATCATCTGCAATGTCAAAGAGAGTGGCTTTACTTTTATTGTCACTTTTCCGAAGTACTCTTCCAATTGATTGAAGATTCCTTACTCTTGATTTTGATGGCGATGCAAATATAACGTTGTGGAGATTTTTAATATTGATTCCTGTTGAGAAAGTTCCGTAAGATGCAACAATAATTGCGTCAGATTCTTGCTCTGTGATTTTACGTATTCTTTCTCTGTCTTCAGTCTCTACCCCACCATAGACAAAGAATACTTTTCTATTATCTTTGACGGAATTATTTATTAAATCAAATAATGGTTCACCATGAGTTTCTACTCTGGTAAACAACACCAAAGTATTGCCTTTTTGAACCAAAGTTAGGTTTTTGATGAAGTTATTTCTTTGTGGATTATCACAAAGGTATCTTATTTCTTCTTGATAGTTATCAAATATTCTAGGTTTATGTTGCAATCTAATAATCTTTACGTCAAGATCTGATAGATGTTTATTCTTGATCAGTTCTTTTGTTTTGATCGTTGAATATGATGGACCAAACAGGCCTTCAAGAATCCATTTATGAGTTTGACTACCATCAAGTGTTCCTGTAAATCCAAACCTGTATTTGGCATCAGCAAGTTTTGTCATGATGCTGACTAGAGATTTAGATTTAAACAGATGAGCTTCATCACCAACTACAACTTCAAATCTCTCAAAGTATTTTCTTTCAAGTTTGTAGATAGATTGCCAAGTGGTAATAATAACTTGATTCTTAGTTTCTCTTTCTCTACCACCATAAATTTTGTGGCAATAAGATCCAACGTCCCATCCATAGTCTGCAAAGTCCTTATACATCTGTTCCACAAGAGATGTGGTCGGAACGATGATTAGGGTATCTTTGCCTTGCTCAACGTAATATCTAACTACTGAATAAATCATCAATGATTTGCCAGATCCAGTAGGGGATACAATGAGTCTTCTATTGCACTTCAGAGCGTCGTAGACCGCTTGAATCTGGTAGTCTCTAGGTTTGTGTACCGAGATCTTCGTCATATAGTCTTTGACGCCCTCGTAGGAGATCATCTGATTTAGATCAATCGGATGACCGTAATATTTGTTATCTTCAAATTCGTACTTA